GAGGAGATGGCAGGCAAGGCCAAGCAATTGGCCGCAGCGCAAGCCAACAAGCCCGATCCTGAGCAGATCAAGGCTCAGATCATGCAGCAGAAGGGCCAAACTGATCTGGCGGTGGGCAAGATACGTGCTCAGGCTGATATGGCCAAGGCGCACAGCTCCATCCAAGAAACCCAAATGCAGGATCAGGCCAATCAGCAAGAACAGCAGGCCGAAACTCAACGCACTGTCATTGAAGGGCAGCAGCAGCAGCAGGAAAGCGCTGCGCAAATACGTCTGAAACAGATGGAAGTGCAAATGCGTGAGATGGAAATGCAGATTGAGCGCATGCGCATGATGTTTGAAGCCAAAAAGATGCACGAAGAGGCCATGCAGCCGCCTGAAGTGCCAAAACCAGCCGCCAATCCAGCCGCGTAGGGGTAACAATGACTGTTTATGTGTATCGTAACGGGAAAGTCGTCGACAAACGCCGGGCCAAGCCCAAATACAGCGCAAACGACGCGACGCAAGTCATCAGCGACACCATGGACCCGTTGCAACATCACGCAGACGGGAAATTGTATGACAGTAAAAAGAAATTCCGTGAGACAACCAGAGCTTACGGATATGTGGAATACGGCAATGAGACAAAAGCATTGCTAACCCCACGAAAACCAATTCTTATGGATCGTGCCAAGCGCCGCGATGATATTAGGCGGACGATTTACGAATTGCGCAACGGCCGAGGTTGACCCTGGCCGCGAAGAGCCTTAGACACGCATAGAAACCCTTGCAAGGAGTGCTTGTAATGTTGATCCGTGATTTTGGTGCGTTGCCCTGCTATGCCCCCGAAACTGAAACCGGTGCAGCAGGTACCGGTACCGATGCTGGTGCGGGTGGTGCTGCCCCGCCGCCCGGTGGTGCAGAAGGCGGCGCCGAACCGGGGACAGGAACAGGCGGCGCTGAAGGTGAGGGTGAAGGCCAGCAGGAACAGCGGCAGGAAGGCCGTCAGGCCCGCAAATCGGTTCGTCAGGAACTGGAAGGGGCCAACGAAGAAATCAAGAAGCGCAAGGGCCGCGATCAGCAGGGGCGTTTCCAGGGTCAGGAAGGCCAGCAACAGCAACCGGCCGAAGGCCAACAGCAGCAGGAAGGTCAGGCTCAGCAACAGCAGACCGCCGCGCCGGAAGCGTGGACCAAGGAAGCCAAGGCGGCTTGGGCACAGGTGCCACCTACCGCGCAGGCTGCCATCCTCAAGCGCGAACAGGACATGACGGCGGGCGTTGAGAACCTGAAGAAGGGCTACAAGGAACTGGACGACGCCATCAAGCCCTATATGGGGGCCATTCAGGAGCACAAGACCACCCCCGGCGCCGCCGTCAAGCAACTGTTTGATTGGATGAACGCTCTGACCAGTGAGGCTCAGGCCCTCAAGGCAGGTCAGCCGCCCAAAGGCGTGTTCGCCGCGCTGGCGCAGTCTTATGGCATTGATCCGGTCAGGCTGTTGGCTCACATGGTGCAGAACCCGGTGCAGCGTCAGCAGCAGAACGGCCAGCAGCAACAGCAGCCCACGGGTCAACTTGACCCGGCTATTCAGGCTTACTTGGATCAGAAGTTGGCACCGCTTGGCCAGAACCTGAACGGTTTGTACCAGACGGTGCAGCAGCAGAGCATTGCCAAGACCAACGAGATGCTGGCGATGTGGGCCAAGGACAAGCCGTTCTACAACGATGTGCGTGTCACCATGGCCCGGCTGATGACGCCGGGTGCGAACGGCGAACCGCCGCTGGTGCCGGCACGCGAAGACGGCAACGCTGACTTGGACACCGCCTATGAGCGGGCTTGCAACATGGACCCCAACGTCAGGGCCAAGATGCAGGCGGCAGCGAAGGATGCCGAAACCAAGGCTGCGGCCGACAAAGCTGCGGCTGAGAAGGCTGCGCAGAAAACGAAGCTGGAAGCGGCGCGCAAGGCCTCAGGCAGTATCCCTATCAGCGCACCGGGCCTGCCGGGTGATGGCAAGCAACAAGCTAAGAAGCGTGGTGAGACAGTCGGTGAGACCTTGCGGAAGTCCATCAAGGAAGTGGCTGACCGGGCCGGCTGATGGAAGACGACGTGGTGGTAAAGCCACCGGGGTTGATTCTTTACAATAAGGATAGGCGTACTTTGGATCATTATGATCCTTGTACGCTTTCACTGCCTGATTACATTCGGCTGAGTGCTGAAGGCAAAGCCAAGATGTTGAATGGCAAGATTTACCTTCGCAAAGATTGGGGATTGAAACCCGTTCCAAAATATGCCAGGAATCAGGAACACACCCCGTAGCGGAACCGGGGAAGGGCCTTACAGGGCAAGGAACCGCAGAACCCCCAGAAGCTAAGCGTACCGCTGTTTGACAAGTGAAAGAAGTAAAAACGTGGGAACCGTCAAGGTTCTCAGCGCAAGAAGCATGCGTGAAACTGCTTCAAGGAACAAACGCCAGCGCGGTATTCTGGCGGCCATACAAGGCGAACAAGATCGCAAGCGTATCAAACCGTGGTGGCATTGGAAAGTGGGTGTCAGTAGCAGGGGCCAGGAACAGGGGCGCTGCGAACCACGCCGCAAGCACAGCCGGCACACAACATCAACAATTGGGAACTAAGAAGGAGGGGCCACAATGGCATCCGCTTTTCCCAACCTTGAGGACAGGGCCGCTGTGTAGTTAAAAGGACACAGATGGAATGTCAGCGAATTCGGTGGACACCCGATGCCCGGCCCGCAAGGGCGCGGAAGGGCAATACCGAGCCAAGCAGGTGGCTATGCCACTGGGCGTGTGTAGAGAGCAGGTGCTGACCCCGGAAGGGAAGGTGTGCTCCGAGCTACACAGGAATGTGTAGAGGTTGACGGAAACGATCAACCCTGTTGGGCAACAATCCAGCAGTAACATGACTGGTCCGAAATTGTTACGACTACTCTTCGTAACAGAACCGGAGAGTTAGCCGACAACATGAGTTTCGATATTCTGGCTCATGTAAAACTCCGTGAATTCGGGGGACGGTGAGAATCCCAATCCCGAGCCAAGCAGGTGAATAAATTAGGCTATGCTAATCCAACAGATTGGTATATGCTAACTAGGCACCTGAAGGTGTAGAGACTAGGTGGGAGCGGAAGCTACCCACCCACGAGCACGGAGCACTGACCTATGATCCAAGCTGAAATCTATGTTCTGCGTAATCTTGTCACTGGGCATCGTTATGTAGGCTCAACCGTCAAAGGCAAAAATCGGCCAAGTCAGCACGTTAACAGGCTCAAAAGAGGGAAACATGGTAATTCATACCTCCAACGGGCTTGGAACAAGTACGGTGCTGACAATTTTGTGGTTGAAATAATTGACAGTTGCCCGGTTGAGGATAGGTGGAAGGTAGAGCAGGCTTGGATTGAAAAATTGCAGGCACATAAGCGTAATCATGGCTACAATATCTGCTTTCCAGTTAGGAGTTTGGTAACAAGTGAGCGTATGTCTTTGCGGTCAAAGCGCTCTTGGAAAAATGCTGATGCCGTTGAACGTGAAAAACGTTTGGGTGGCATTCGTGAGGTTTGGGCTAATCAGAAGCACCGTAGTAAGATGTCAAGGGTAATGGCTGCTTCGAGGAAGGACCCAGATTTCATTGCCAAGATGCAGGCCGGGTTAGAGGCATCTGAGTATGATCACGCTGTTACCATGCAACGGGTTTGGAAAGACCCGGAGCAATATGAAAAACGTTCTGCTGCCATTAAAAAGGCGTTCACGCCAAAGCGTAAGAAAAAGTATGCGGCTAGAATGAAAGGGTACTGGGAAGACGGTGAGTACCGTGAGAAAATGTCAAAGCAGTCTAAAGCCATTTGGACACCGGAACGGCGTAAGGCACATTCAGAAATGATGCGTGCTAAATACACCGACCCAAAATTCCGTGAGATGGTTGAGGCTGCACAGCCACGCAACAGGGCAGTGAAGAGATAGTCCGACCAATGGTGAAATGAAGCCATTGAAGTAGTGGATAAAGAGCCACTACGGTAACACAAGCGGAATAACGCTGCGTTGCTCCGACTCAGCCGCAGAGGAAATTTAAAAACCTTTAGCGGCGGTCGAACGATAGTGCAAGAGTTGAACTATGCCGATAACCAAACGTATCAATGGTACAGTGGTTATCAGACGCTTCGATAAAGTTAGGCGTCTTAAAACCTGCTCTGATTGACTTGGAAGCCCAGGCGTGGGCGACAAGGCGGAAGGCTCACAAGCCACCGTGAACGACTGAGCGAGCGGGCACTGAAAAGTGATGCGACAGTCTGATCCCCAACATAACGTAAGCTGAAATTGGGGAGGGTGATCCGAAGCGATTGCCCCACATGGCGCAAGTCATGGAGTAACAAAATGCAACATTGCACCATCGCAAGTGTTCTCTGCCGCTGAGTATCCTATCCGCCAAGCCGCAGTTGCTGTCAGCATCAGCGGTTTAGAGGAACTCCAGAACAGCGGAGAAGAGGCCATCATAGATTTGTTGGAATCTCGGATAATGAACGCAGAAGATACGTTCATGAATGGTCTCTCACAAGGCATCTACGGCGACGGTACCGTCACGAACTCTGTTGGCGGTCTTCAGCTCCTTGTCGCTTCCAGCCCCACCACGGGCGTGGTCGGCGGCATTGACCGCAGCCAGTGGGTCTTCTGGCGCAATCAGGCGTGGTCCGCCAACACCAACGGCGGCGTCACCCTGAGCGCGTCAAACGTCATCAGCCAAATGAACGCCCTGTGGGTCTCATTGGTTCGTGGCCGTGACTACCCCGATCTGATCATCATGGATAACGTGATGTACAGGTACTACCTCCAGGCGCTTCAATCCATTCAGCGGATTGGCCCTGAGGCAGTGCCGGGTGAAATGGCTGAAGCCGGCTTCCAAGTCCTGAAGTACCTGAACAGCGACGTCGTGCTGGATGGTGGCTTCCAGGGCTTCAGCACCGATCCGCTGCCACCCCAGGTCAGTTCCTCAACATCGGCAGTAGGCGGTGCTCCTTCGACAACCGCCTATTTCATCAACTCCAAATACTTGCATTGGAGACCCCATGCAAGGAGAAATATGGTACCTCTTGACCCCGATCGTTTCTCGATAAATCAGGACGCTGGCCCTACTCTTCATTAGGGCAGGCCCACTACGCAGTTCAAAGGGCGTAGGTGGAATGATGGCGAATTCGGAGAATACCCAATCCCGCATATGCGGAAGGGCAACCCCGAGCCAAGCAAGTAGCTTTTAGCTACTGGGCGTGTGTAGAGAGCATGTGCCATCCACGGAAGTGAAGATGTGCTCCGAGCTATATGGGAACATATAGAAGCCAGCAGAAATGACTGGCTCTGGCCGTTAAGGCCAGTAACAAATCTGATGGTCCGACTTATCGGGTGGGCCGGTTTGTGTGAGCCGGCAGGACGGGTAACCGTTCACTGAAAACTGGGTGAAACGGGGAAACCCTCATTGAGGCAATCCCGTAGGAAGCTGCACCGGGCTGTTTGGTGGTGCAGAACCTCTAGAGACTAGGTCCTGAGTCCCAACAATAATGGACCCACGAGCGCCCAGCCCCTGAGAAGGGTGATGATATAGTCCGGTCTGCATGGCGACATGCAGGAAGTTTGGGATAAAGAGCCCAAACATAGAACGATACGAACATGACTCTGAGCAACGCATTTTTGCAGGGTATTCTTACGAGTTAATGCGTTGGCTCAAAAAGGTACAGATGGGGCTGCTCAGCAATGGGTGGCCCCATTTTGCTTCCTGGGGGGGATTGCGTAACAAGGCATTTGGCTCTAAACTGCTCTTGAAGAATTCACTTCCCCCGTCGTGAAACCAATTACGGCGGTGTTCCAGCGTAGCAACATCGTCTTCTTCTCACGGAGGAATAACTAATGCCTCAAGACCAAGACCTTATGGGGTTCGGTATGAACCCCTCACTTGCCACCTTGCTGGGGAATAACCCCCAGGTCATTACCGCTACGGGCACCACTGCCGGGACCGCTGCCAAGATCCTATCTCATCTTGCTCTGGTCAATGCGCAGTCCAGCCAAACCGGTGTTATCTTGCCGGCTGGCGCACATCTTGGCACGCCGTTCTACGTGTTTGGCACGGGTGCCGTGGCTCCGGTGGTCTACCCGCCCACAGGCGGTGCCATTAACAGTGCCGCTGCTTCGGTGACGTTGTCGGCGGCCATTGCCGGTGCGATCTTTATTCGTACCTCGGTGAACCAGTGGTACACCGTTCCGTTGGCCCCGTAAGCTGACGGCATAAATTCTAGGCGGGGCAAACCAATGCCCCGCCCCCGCGTACCCACCGCATGAGCAAACCAATGCTCGCAGGGGTGGCGTTAGCGTAACCAGGAATTCACCCCTTTGATGGAGGCCAGTAAATGGCAAACCCTGTAATCTACTCGACGACGGTTCAGTCGGGTATCGACATCAACAGCGTGTTTATGCTCGATACCAACACACCGGAGTACCCGGCACCGCCGTTCTACCCCGGTGAAATTGCTTGGGGCACGGACGGCAGTTCGTGGGTGTACTGCACCGCCAGCCAAACGCTCACGGCCGGCTATGTGGTCATTGTCAGTGAAGTGCCCGGCTCATGGTCGGTCGCCCCCATTGGCGGCGCCACTGTTGCTACCGCACCTACCGGTGACTTGCTGGGCGTGGTCGGCGGCCCTGGCGGTACGCTGGGTATCCCGGCACCGTCGGGCACCCAAACCGGTGCGTACTTCTGGATTCAACGCGCCGGCAACGCCCGCAATGTGGATTGCGCGGCCAGCACCACCAAGCAGGCACAGTTGCATTCCAGCGCAACCGTTGCCGGTCAGGTGTCTTCGTCCGGTGGTGGCCCCGGCACCACCTACAACGTCAACGGCATTGTGATCTCCCAGGCCACCGGCTCAACGGCAGGCCCCAATACCGCAGTGCTGAACTGGCCCGTGGTTGGCGCAACCAACTAACGGTTACTTTGGACTTGGAAACTGGCCCGGCTGTGGGTTATGCTCACGGCCGGGTTTTTCTTTGTTTTGAGGGGTATATATGCCTGACTTCCGCGATCATTTTACCAAGGGTTCCGAACTGCAAAGCAACGGCTTCCCTCTTGAGTCCATCCCGTTTTTTGACAGGTGCTTGCTGGAACGGCCTGATTTCTTCCTAGCGTGGAACTCACGCGGGGCCGCATTGCAAAAGGTGGGCGATGCGTTTGACGCGATGCTGTGCTATGGCAAAGCTATTGAACTGAACCCCAATGCCGGCGAGTATTACAATAACCGTGGCGCCGCCTTTATGGATTTGGAGCAGTTTGACAGGGCAATTGAAGATTTCAAGGCAGCGGCGAACCGCAACAACAAGATACCAGAAATTCACAACAACCGGGGCAATGCGCTGATGAACATGCGCCGCGCGGCCGAGGCGGTGGAAGCGTACCGGGAAGCCGTCAGGATACGTCATGATTACGCCGATGCCCATGTGGGCATTGCCATGGCACAATTGATGTTGGGCAATTACGAAGAAGGCTGGCGTGAGTTTGAATGGCGCTGGCAAACCGGCCCCATGAAAGCACGCGGCTTGACCTTCCCGGTGTGGGCCGGGGAACCGGCTCGGTCACCCGACGATGTTTTGTTGTTCTACGGCGAGCAGGGCATGGGTGACGTGCTTCAGTTTTGCCGTTACGTGACAGATATTAAAGCACAGTGGGGCGGCAAGGTATGGTTGGAATGCGTGCACCCGCTTACGCGCCTGCTCAAATCAATGCCGGGGGTGGATGGTGTCATTGCCTTGGGTGAGAAGCTGCCGACTAAGGTGGAATACTGTCTTGCGATGATGTCGGCACCCCGTGTGCTGAAAACCACGCTGGCCACCGTACCCAATGAAGTTCCTTACCTGACCGCTGACAGCCACCGCGCCGGCATTTGGCGGGAACGCCTGAAAGCACTACCGCACGATACTTTACTGGTGGGCATTTGTTGGGCCGGCATGAACCGGGAACAGGATCGGCTGGCCAGTTCCATCGACGCCCGGCGCAGCATGGCCCTTGATCTGTTCAAGCCATTGGGCGGTATCAAAGGCGTCTCATGGGTCTCATTGCAGTTGGGGCCATCAAAAGAACAGCTCAAGAACAACCCGGCAGGCATGACGTGCTACGACGGCACAAACGATATCTATGACTTTTACGACACAGCCGCATTGGTCTCATGCCTTGATCTGGTCATCACGGTTGATACGTCGGTGGTGCACGTTGCCGGAGCCTTGGCCAAGCCCACAGGGCTGCTCAGCCGCTATGACGCCTGCTGGCGGTGGCTTATGGACCGCGACGACAGCCCGTGGTATCCTACCATGAAGCTGTACACCCAGCGCACGCGCCGTGATTGGGCAGAGGTGGTTGACCGTATGCACGGTGATCTGCTCAAATTGGCCAACGAACACCGGCTGCGCCGCGCGGCCTGACAGGAGTAAGTCAAATGTCTGATGCTGATTATGGCCCCTCAATTCAGGGCAACTCGGGGATCAATTGGAACAACGCCGACCATACCGTCGGCACCGTGAATTTCCAGGATCGCAACACCCACGCGATCTTCTACCTCGATAAATTGCACAACCCGGCCAAATCACGTGAAGCCGGCCGCCCCATGTACGACAACATCGTCTATGTGCGCATCGGCAACCCTGGCGAACGCCTCAACGTGGTCATCAGGCCGGCAACGGACCAGGACCGCCAGCGCTTCGCCCTGCAATGGGCACAGTTCCAGCAGAAGCGCGAACAGCGCCCTGACGGCACCCCGCTCAATTGCCTGTTCCCTGAGAACCCGGCACTGATTGGCATGCTGGAAGGCGGCAACGTGTTCACCGTGGAACAGCTTGCCGGCCTGTCAGGCAATGCCATTGAGAACATTGGCATGGGTGCACAAGGCTATGTCAATCAGGCGGTGCAATACCTGCAAAACGCCGAGAAGGGCGTCCGCAACAGCCAACTGCGCACGATGCAGGAAGAGCACGAGCGCGAAGTCAGCGGTCTCAAGCATCAGATCGACGAAATGCGCAAGGTGGTTGACGGCCTGCGCGAGCAAATGCGTCGTGGCACCGCGCGTCAGCAGGAATTTGACGCGGCGGGTGGCATGGAGCGTCCGGTACACCTTGGTCAGGGCTTTGACCCGCAGCAGGAACAGATCAACAACCTTGGCCGGCAACAGCGCCCGGCCCCGCAGGCCGAGAAGCCGGCGAAGGCCAAGCGCCAGCGTGAGAAGCTGGCTGGGTAATTCAGTTCAACAACGGAGGAGTGTTGCAAATGGCGTATGGTGAAGCGCAATCGACGGCGAAGGAACGAGTTTCATTGATGGACGACACCTCTCGTCTAAACGAACGACTTCGTGAAACTCTGCACCGACTCACTAAGCTTGGTGACACACTTCACGGTTCTGCACCTCGTGATGCTGGGGCAAAGCCGGGAGCTCCTGAACCCGTTCCTACTTTGCGACGTTATTTGGACGAAGCACACAACGTGGCTTACGGCATCGAATCCGAACTGACACGGATTGAGAACCTCCTCTAAACCGGGTTCCTCAGCAAAGGGCTGAGCCGTGCCGTTGTCAATTCTTCAAATGGTGCAGCAGGCCGAGATGGAACTTGGCCTGCCCGCAGCCACAAGCGTTTACACGTCAGGGGCTACGCTGACCGACACCCAGATGGGGGCGTTGGCCAACCGCGTATTGGACGAAATGCGACAAATGCGGCCCGATACGTGGACCGCAATGCAGTCGGAATTCAACCTGATTGTCAACCCGCCCACCAACACTACGGGCAATTTGGGGATCAATGGGGCGGTTATCACCAATATCCCTAGTACCGCAGGCCTCAGCCCCAACTTTTGGCAGGTTGCCGGCCCCGGTATCCCGGTTGCTTCAAGAATAAAATCGGTGGACTCAGCCACACAAGTCACCATGACCATGGAGAACAGCAACCCCACGGCCATTACCGGGGCTGCAATCCAGTTCATGCAAGATACCTACGCGATGCCGGCCGATTTTGATTTCTACACCAACCGGACGATGTGGGACCGCACCAATCGGTGGGAACTGATTGGGCCGGACAGCCCACAATTGGATCAGTGGCACCGGTCAGGCATTGTGGCCACAGGCCCCAGGCGGCACTTCAGGCAAATAGGTGCTTTTGCCAATCAGTTCCGCATTTGGCCGGCGCCGGCTGAAATCACCGAACCGTTGCAACTGGTTTTTGAGTACAGCAGCATCTATGCTGTGGCGGTGCATGGCGTGATCAGCGACACCAACCCGGTGTCCAGCTTCGCCCAGTATTTTGCCAATGACGACGACACCTGCTTGCTCAATGCGCAGGCCATCATCATGGGCATCAAATGGATGTTCTGGGAGATCAAGGGTTTTGGCAGCTATGTCACCCTGCAAAACCGTTGGATAGATTATGTCAAGCGGCTGATTGCCCGTGATGGTGCGTCGCCAACACTGCCCATGGTTAACCGGACTAATCCGATTTTCGTTAGTAGCGCTTCGGTTCAGGATGGGTTTTTCCCGGGTCCAGTAGGACCAAATCAAGGGATTTGACAGGGGCAATAAAGTTTGGTACGGTATTCCCTGTGTTTGACAGGAGTACCGTTATGGGGAAGTACAAATCTAAAGGTCGGAAGTGGGATCCAGAATTCATGGAATTGCTTCCACAATGCGTGTCACTTGACGAAGTTACGGGCAAGCTGACTTGCCATAATATTTATGCGAATGTGGTTCTAAATTTTGGGTGGCGTGGTGGTGTCATCCCTATTCCTTATTCTCATGTTGTGTGGTTTTTGAAGCACGGGCGCTGGCCTGCGGTCGGCAATCATATCCACCATTTGAACGATGATACAATTGATAACCGGCCCGGTAATTTGGACGAAGAAACTGAGGCTGAGAATCAAGCGCACCGTCGTGGCCGTATCGTTAACAGAAATTATGGTAAGAATAGTAAATACGGGTATGGGATGTATGTGTACTACGATAAACGTGATGATAGATATTATGTTACCCGGTATCTATCAAGAGGCCATGGGAAGGGCGACCTCAAAACCATTAAGAGGGGACTTGGGGGTTTTGACACCCTTGCTGAGGCTGAAGCGCAGATCAAGATTTGGGTGGAGAAAATCAAAATCAACGGACTCGATTGGATGCCTGAAAGTATTGGTACTCGTTTGTCAAAAAGATCAATAATGCTTAGAAAAATGACAAACAGGATCAGGCGCTGGCGTTCTGAAGGCAAAACTCTTGCTGAGATCAAATCACTGACTGGTTTTTCAGAGGGTACACTTCATAAAGTGGTAGTTGATATGCGGATTGATAAACGCCTGGATAAGCAGGTAGGCTACCGCTTGACAGCCGAACAAATCCCCGGCATCCGTCAGGAACATGCCGATGGTGCTACTTTAGCTGCCTTGGGCAGGAAGTATGGGGTGACGGCTGCGATGATCAGTGATATTGTGCACCGTCGTGCCTGGAAACATATCTAATGGCTTCATTAAAACGAAATGTTGCCAATCAAGTCATATTCTTTGGTCTTTTTGAAGCGGCTGCCGGTGCCGGGGGGACGCCACATGTTGGGGGCGTGTTTACAGCCAGTACGTGGGTAACAATAGATAATGGGGTGCAATCACTAACTGCCGGTACTTTCGCTGAGTTGGGCAATGGGCAGTACTCATATGCCCCAACTCAAGCCGAAACCAACGGCATATCTATTGGCTTTCTGATAACAGTATTAGGGAATACGGCCCTTGGTGTGTATCTTCAATTCTTCACCGATACTGTTGATGGCAATGGCCTGCCTCAGGTTGATGTCCAAGACTGGGCTGGTTCTGCCGTCAGTGCAGCGGTATCTGGAATACCTGAAGTGGATGTAAGATATGTCAATGGTCACGCTACCACGATTGATGCAAACAATCTTTTGAATGTGAATGTTCAGGATTATCGGGGTAGTGCAGCCTTGGCTACACCAACTGTCAACGTGACCAATTGGGCTGATTCTGCCGTCAGTGCAGCGGTATCTGGAATACCTGAAGTTGATATAAGATACGTTGTTGGAGGTATCGCAACAGTAGATTCAAACAGCCTTTTGAATGTGAATGTTCAAGACTACCTTGGGAGTGCTGCTCCAGCAACCCCAAATGTCAATGTGGTGTCAGTGGCAGCTTCAGCCAGCAATATCAAGAAGGGCCAAGCTCTCAATAGCTTCAAATTTGTGATGATCAACACTGCCACAAATCAGCCTCAGGCAGGTTTGACTGTCACTGCGACGCGGAGCATAGACGGTAGTGGGTTTGCCCCTTGTTCAGGTGGGGTCAGTGAAATCAGCGGCGGCTGGTATTCTATAAATTTGGCAGGATCGGATATGATGGGCAATGTGATTGCACTTAATTTTACTGCGCCCGGTGCCAATGCCACGAATATCGAACTCATAACCCAGCCATGATCGTTAATTTCAATGGGGTTGCTTCCATAGTTCAGCCAACGCCGGGGTTTGTGCAGTTCAACGGCTTGGAAGTAAATATTCTGCCCCCAGCGCCTTTCTCGGCTTACGTGATTATTGATCGGGTGTTGATAAAGCGCGACGATCAAGCTAGATACATTTATAATCCGGTTCGCCCCCTTGGGTAGTAAACAATGCCTTCGCAAGCTGAGACCATAGCGGCGCTGCAAGGCCTCAACCCGGTTACCACGCCACAGTCACCGGCCGACCCCTATGCCGCCGCCATGACCTTTGGCAGCGCCATTGGCCTGCCTGACGCTATTAAGGCCCTGAAGGGCCAAATGACCCCTGAGGAGGCCCAGGGCTTTGCGTTGACCAGTGCAATGGGGCTGTTGCCGGGTGCCAAGTTGGAGGGAGCAGCGGTCAAAACCATGGGGGAACTGCTTCCTCACCTGTATCCGCCCACCAGCACTTTTGCCAAGCTGACACCCAAAGAATACCTAGGCATGTGGGGCGCTGACTTGCCCAAACACTTGCCTCAGGATGTTGAGAACGTATTGAAGCCTTACATGCAGGCCCCGCCTAAGGTGGGGAAGGTGCCGGGGCCGGGTGCCGTTCAGCAATACGCTCCGCAGGCTACCCCGCAAGTCAAAATACCGGATTTGACTGATGCGGATATTGCGATGGCATTAAAGAAAAATCCCGGTGCTTCTATCTTTGACGTTGCCAATACGCATGTGGGCGGTCAAAGTTCCCCACTTAGCAGCGCCATGAGCAATGTTGGGCTTGAGCAAACCTTCCCGCAACAGCTTTTTCGTGACATACCACGCGAAGGAGGAATTCAATACACCCCCACAAAGGCAAGTATTCTAGGCAAAAGTGAAAACCTTGTGCATGGGACGCGGGTGGCGCAGGATAAGTGGCATGGTGGAATCGGCACGGATACCGATGCCCTCAAGCTCCCTGACGACGAACTTGGAGTGCATTTTGGCAATCCCAAACAGGCACAAGTTTTCAGCGGTGATTGGCTGAGCAATCAAGCGCAGCCACGTCAGTATCCGGTTGTGGTTTCCACCAATAATCCCTTGGAACTGCCCGATCTTGGCACATGGCACTTGGAAGATATTGCCGGTGCTTTGAAAAAGGCCAATGCCGGTGAACTGCGTGGAAAGACAGGGGCTGAGCGTGACCCAGCACACCCACAATCGTGGACTACCATCAGCCCTGAAACTGCAGGACAATTTCCCCCTCACGAAGTAGATCAGATTGATTCCATAGAAGGAATGCGTGATTATTTGCAGTCCAAAGGGTATGACAGTGTAAAATATGTTAACAAAGCCGAAGATACTGGGCATAATTCTTTCATTAAATTCACACCATCCCCCGAAGCCCCCGATTTTGTGACCGGAGTGCGCTCACCGTTTGCGGCATTTGACCCCAGCAAGATCATGCGCCCCGAACTGGCCGCAGGTTTAGCTGGCGGTACATTGGCTGCTCCTGCTATTGATCCCAACCTGCTCAAGGCGTTGACGGGTAGCCCAACGGATCAGCAGCAATGAGGAAGGCACGAACTGTACAAAAGGTGCCTTTTTTAGGACCTGATGTAGAGACAAAGATCATCCCGTCACCGACCGATGGTTGGGATCAGATCAGCCCGCTGGCTGAAATGGACCCCAAGCGGGCACCTATTCTCACCAACTGGGTGCCACGTCCTGGCTACGTGGAAGCCCGTCAGGGCTATTTTGCGTGGAGCAAACCGTCAACGGCACCCGTTGAAAGCCTCATGGTGTACCGGCCGCCAAGCGGCGAATCCATGTTTGCGGCTGCTGGTTCATCCATTTATGATGTTTCGTCCTATGGCCTCAGTACCCCGGTAGTAACCGGGTTGGGGTCCGCGCGCTGGCAGTATGTTGGCAATTTTACGCCGTCAGGCGCCGCCACGGTGCTGCAATGTGTGAACGGTACCGATCTTATGCAACAATGGAACGGTACGGCGTGGTCCAACCCGTCAATCACCGGGCTGGATGCTGGCGATACCACTGCTTCCTTCATCAATATCTTTGCTCAGAAGCAACGGCTTTGGTACATCGTCAAGAATTCAACCAAGGTCTATTTCATGCCGACGCAGGCCATCAGCGGGGCCGTTGCGGGCAAGCAGGATTTTGGGGCTTTGTTCAGCCGTGGCGGTTACCTGATTGCGATGGCCGATTGGACCATTGACGGCGGCAACGGCCCTCAGGATTATGCCGCGTTCATCAGTTCGCGCGGTCAGGTGGCTTTGTACGCCGGCACCGATCCCACCAATGCCAGTGTTTGGTCTTTGGTGGGTGTGTTCCAAATTGCGCCACCCATAGGCTACCGTTGTGCCTACAGCATTGGTTCGGATGTTGGGATCATCACTCAGCAGGGTGTCCTTCCAATTTCCCAAGTGTTGCCGTTTGACCCTAGCGCTGACCGTTCGGTTGCCATCACGGCCCGCATCCAAAATGCCATGGCTACGGCATCACAGGTAGGCAGCGGATTCTTTGGTTGGCAATTGATGTCGTTCCCCATGCAGCAATTGCTGTTCCTGAACGTCCCAGAAGCTGAGAATGAGACCCAAATTCAATTTGTGATGAATACGTTGACCGGTGCATGGGCTGAGTTTACCGGGTGGAATGCCAACACATTCGATATTTTTGAAGATAAGTTGTATTTTGGGGATAACAACGGCTTCGTCAACCAGGGCTATAGCGGGTTGGCGGATGGGGCTACTGGTGTGACCTTGGATATGCAATGCGCTTTCAACTGGTTTGATGAACCGGGCAAGGAAAAGCGCATGACCATGATCCAGCCTTTGCTCACCACGCAAGGCAACGTGACCCCGGCACTATCGGTAGATACCGATTTTGCCACGTCATTGGTGCAGAACGTCATCAACATCAGTGCTACCGGCGTATTGTGGGATAGTGCTATTTGGGATGTCTCATTGTGGCCTAGCGGTTCAACCAATTTCATTCAGTGGTTGTCAGTGGAAGCCATAGGCCATGCTTTCGCGGCACGCATGCACTTTACGCTGCCGGCAAGCACTGTGGGCCAGCCATCCTCGGTATTTGATACGGCGGTGTTTGACACCGCAACTTTCGATAGCACCGCCAACGGCAGCCCTATTGTTCTTCAGGTCAATGCGTTCAACGCTATTCTTGAGACTGGCGGCGCGATATGAAAGTTGGGCTGCTTCTTCACAATGATGCACAGGTGGCGGAATACCTGTTCCATCATCACGTCAGCCCCACGATGAAGTATGATGCCGCTATTGGTATTCTCACCGATGGGGTTTTGTCGGGTGGCATCTTGCTTCAATCCTGGAATGGCTTTAATGTGGAACTGAGCTACTACGGTCACGGGACGCTGACGCCTGGGATCATCCGCTGTTTGGCCCGCGTTCTGCTCACGGTTTTTAATTTAAGTCGCGTCACGGTGACCACCCGCCGCAAGAACCGGGCTGTGATGCGGGGGCTGCGTAAGCTGGGTTTTGTGGTTGAGGGTACCCAGCGCTGCTTCTACGGTACTCAGGATGTCAATAGGAACACTGGCGTTCGCTTCGTCATGTTCAGAAAACGGATAGAACAATTGGCACAGCTTGAGCGCCGGGCAGCGGGGTAAAGAACATGATGATTGGGTCTTCCCCCAGCGAATTCACCACGCACACTGCCAATCAGCAGAACAACCAATTGATCGGCAAGTTGCCGGGTTGGCAATCCCGCCTGGGCACCGGCACGTCAGGCGGCGGTGTCAATTTGAGTGCGTTGCAGCCGCAAGGCGCCCCGTTGGGCGGTGCCCCCGGCAACCTTCCACTGATGATCCGTGCGTTGCTTTCCAAACAGGGGGCTTAACCCATGAGTATGGGGCCAACCCCTCCCGATCCAACGCAAGCTGCCAGCAATGCAATCGGTATGGGGAAGCAAACCCTTACCGATGTCAATTTGCCTACTGCCGAAGCGTCACAGGCCGGTTCAAACTATAACCAGTTTGACCCTTATGGTTCTTTGACTTACACACAAACCGGGACCGGTCCCGGTGGCGTACCAATCTATTCAAGTCAGACACAGCTTTCGCCGCAGCAACAGCAGCTTCTTAATACGTTGCAAGGTACACAGCAGTCAGCCGGAACCCAAGCCGGTAATCTATTGAGCAGTGCTAATTATGGTGGTGCTTCGCCAACGGATGTGATTGGCAATCTGACTTCGGGCCTCACCGGGCAGAACATGGCATCTTATTTGGCCTCAGCCGATCCGTTCTTTACAACACAAACGAGTCAATTGGATACTCAACTGCGCAATCAGGGCCTTCAGCCGGGTCAGCCAGCCTATGACAATGCGATGCGCAGCCTAAATACAAATCAAGGGTATTCAGTCTACGGCGCGGCGGCCAGTTTTGAGCCGCAAGCTTTCCAACAGGCCACTACAGAATATCAATTGCCGGAACAAATGGCATTGCAGCTTGGCCAGTTTGGTGCCCCGGCGAACCCGCTCACAGAAATGCAGGGTGGCGCCGCGCTGAATGTGCAAACGCCCAATACGACCGGCGATTATAGTACGGGGATGCAGGGGGCGGAAGCTCAATACACGGCCCAGCAGAACCAGTACAATGCGATGATCAAGGGGCTTATGAGCATAGTTGGCGGCGCTGTTGCCGCGTAGGAGACGTTAGATGGACCCGACGCTTTCACCTTACGGTGCTGCCGCGCCGCCCGCACAAAATAACCAACTGGCGACTGTTCTTCGCCAGCTTCTGGGCAACCAGCAAATGGGGGGCCAGCAAAATCAGCCCGCCACTGGCGCACCCCAGCCAGGACAGCCGGGGCAGGGTGGCGGTCAAGGGGGCGGTCAGGACAACGGGCCTTTTGGCAATGCGGGGAACGTGATCAAGGGCCTTTTCAACCCGCCGTCGACATCTATTCTTGGGCAGGCAAGAACTGGCCTTTCAAATCTGTTCTCACCACCAGGACAATCCCCTGCTGCGGCCCCTGCCGGTTTGCCCAATATGCAGAGTACTTATGAAGGAAATATTCCTTCACCGGCCAATCCCGCAGGCCCCGGTACCATGGGCATCATGCCTTCGCCGGCTTCGTCAGCGGCGCTTGCCCCACCTTCGGTGACACAGGGGGTAGGCGGTGCCGGGTCGGACATGACGTCGTTTGCCGGTCCAGCGAATACAATGGGTGTAGGTGCGCC